GTAGAGGTGCAGATAATTTAAAGAAAAGACTTAGATTAGAAGTTAATACCAAAGGTGCTGATCCTAATGAAGTAGAAGCAATAGAAACATTTATTGACACTATTGGCGAAAGAATGTTTGACAAAGAATCTTTGTCAATTACTACAAAGCTTGCTCAAGGAGGAGAATATAACTTTGCTAATAACCTTATAAGAATTAGAAAACAAATTGTAGAAGGTGTTGAACAAGGTGCAGGTGGTGGTTTTGAACACGTTATGATACACGAATTATGGCATGGACTTTCAAGATATTTACCAGAAAAAGATTTAGCTAGATATACAAAAGAATTTAAAACAGCCCAAGCAAAATATTTAAAACAGTTTGAAAAAGAAAAAACTGCATTTATTAGAAACAACACCCCAGAATCTTTAAGCAAGTTAATTGGTCCAAGTCCTATTTCTTTTAAACTTCCAAAAATAACAGAAGCAAATTATCTTTCTAAAGCTAGAAAGTATTTTGATAGTACAAAATTTAAAAATGAAAATTATAGATTTACAAATATTGATGAATTTTTTGCTGAAAATATGGCTGATGAATTTATGGATATGTATAGAGGAGAAGGTCGTATTGCAGGTAGTCCTTTAGATTTTGCACCACAAGGAACTTTTAAAAGAATCGTACAAGAAGTTAAATTATTTATTGAAGATATGTTTGTAAGTCTTCAAGCTAAATTAGGTGGTAGTCAAACAAGAAAAATCTTTAACGATTTTGTTAAAAGAAAAAATGTAAAAAAATATAGAAACGTACCTTTGGATTTAGAAAATGTTGAAGGTGTTACTGGAATGGCAAAAAGGAAAAAGAAAGATTTAGGTGCTGATTTACCATTACAGAAAGGTAAACCTAATCCTAATATTTGGGGAGATGTAGAGAGTATTACAGAAGACGTATGGGAAACAACAGGTAAAGCTTTAAATAGAGTTGTTATACCTGATGATTTTTCTGTAGAAGCTGCAAGTGCTATGGGGTATGATGAACTGCTGCCTAAAGTAATACAAATAGCAAAAAAAATTAGCCCTAAAAACCCAGAAAAACACATGAGGGTTTTATATCTTGGTGCAATAAAAGAACAAAAAAGATTAGCTAAAAATGTTACTCAATATATGAATGATATAGAACAAGCTTTCTTGCTTGGAGAAAATATACCAGATGAACTACTACAAAATTGGTCAGAAGATATATCAAGAATGATAAATCTTGCAGGTCCAACTAAAAAAATAAGTAACGAAACAGCAGGTACAGTAAGAATTAATCAACTTATAGATGCAGAACCTAAAGATGTTAGTCGCATACCTGTTGACGAACAAGTAGCAAAAGGTATTGGTGGTGGAGAAAAAACTGCTGATAGAGTTAACAGAGAGAAGTTTCAAACAACGACAAGAGACTTAGTAGAAAAAACAAAAAAACAAATATCTGAACAAAAATTAGTACCAACAAAAGAAGAACTATATGAAGGTATGCAAACCTACATAAAAAATAATGATATTGAAGGTTTGCTAGGTATTACAAGAAAAGTATTAGCTATGCAGGGTGACAGTAAAAGACTTAGTAAACTTGTTAAAGGTATAGGATTTGGTGAAGGTGCAGCAAAAGTTATGCGTGTTAGTAATGAAATATTTATCAATAGTTTGCTGTCTGCACCAGAAACACAAATTATTAACATTATCGGTTCTTTGTTTAATGTAGCTCTTGGCCCTTTAGACCTAGCAGCAGGTAGTCCAATAATGGATATGCGAATGTCAGGGGATTCTATGTTTGCAAAAAGTATTAACTTACTTGGTCATGGAGTTAGATTACCTTCTCGTTTTATGATGGCAGGTGACGAAGTTATAAAACAAACTGCATTTCGTTCAAATTTGATGGGTGAACTTGCACAACAAGCAACAGAAAAAGGACTTACAGGAAAAAGTTTTAGTATTTATGTCAATAGTAATTTTGATGAAATTATAAATATTGTTAATACAAAAAGTTTTACTAATAATATGGACACCGCTTTTCCTAATTTTGTACCAAATGAAAATATTTTAGACTCATATACAAGAGCTTTAGATTACGCAGCAGATAGAACATTTACAACTGAATTAGGTAAAGGTTTTGGTCTTACAGGTGCAGGGTCAGCACAAACTAAAAAACTTGCAGAAATATTAAAATCTACTGCTTTAAAACCAATAGTTCCTTTTGTTACTACACCTGTAAATATAGGTAAACAAGTTTTAAGAAGAACTGGTGTGCCAGATATGCAAACTTTGTTTAAAGGTATGCCACCTAAATACAACGCAACATTAGGAAGAATATTAAAAGAACACAACGATAATTTATTAAGTGAAGATTTAGCTACTGCTTATAGAGCTAATGGTGAAGCTACTGTAGGTGCTACAATATGGGCTTATTTTATAGCTTTAGCAGCAGCAAAAGATAATCCAGAAGCAGAATTAGCTCTTGTTGGTGGTGGTCATCATAATAGGTGGTTAAGAGAAGGAGAAAGAAGAACTGATGAACTGCCTTACAGTTTTAGAGTTATACAGAAAGATAAAGATGGCAACATAATTAGAGGAGACAATGGACAACCAAACTATGAATACATAGATATTTTTTCAAGAATGGAACCAATCGGGTCTTTACTTATGATTGCAGGTGATATGGCATATATGAGAGATTTTCAATCAGATGAAGATTATGATAATGCTGCTTATGCTCTTACAGCTTTACTTTCAAGAAACTTAAATAATAAATATATGATTCAAAATATTGCACAAATGATTGATCTTACAAGTGATGTAAGTGCTTTAAAAAGATTTTATCGAATACCAGTTAATTACATTACAAACATTATTAATTACCCTGCTTCTTTAAAAAGAAGTATTACTAGAGCTAGAGGGGAAGAATGGTATGACGAATTAACAAAAAAAACATTTAAAGGTAGATTTCCTAAAAGAAAAACAAAGTTTAGAAAAGGTGATTTATTTCCACAAGAAGAAAGAACAGAAGATAGAGGAGACTACACAGAAGATTATGAAGAATTTGAAGGCAATGATTTTGGTAGTTTGAAACTTTCAAACAATCCTTTTAAAGATATAGATACTTTTAGCACAATGATAATGAGAAATTTACAAGATCAAACATCAGGCTTTAGTGCGGATATTGAACCCATAAGAAGCATAACAACAGGCAGAATTGCAGAGTACCCAGAAGGTGCTTTCTTTGGTGACTACTTCAATCCTTTTAAATATAAAAAAGAAAAAGATAATCCTATAGATGAATATTTGAGAAGAATACAATTTAAAGTAGTACCTCCTAGTGATGTCATACCATTTGACAATGAAGGAAATGGTATTAATTTAGATACAAATGCTTACAACAAACTTACAGGTCTTATTCCAAACATACCTATAAATTTTAAAGGTAGAAATCCTGTATTTGACCCTAAAAATGGTAAACGATTTGGCGAAATGATTTTAGAACTATCAAGAGATAAAACGAATATAAAAGCTTTGAAATACCTTGAAAGTGATGATTCTGGTGCTATAGATGCTCAAGCTAATTTAAAAAATAAAGATAAAGTAAGAAAAGAATTACAAAAACAAGTAGGAGATATTTATAAAATATATAAAAAAGCTGCGGTAAAATATTACGAAGAGTTTATTTTAGACCCAGAATTAAAAAAACAAGCAGAAAATGAAACTACAAGAGCTAATGAAGATATAATGAGAATAATTAATCCAATAGTTAATGACTAATCATGGCTACTAACACATCTGCTACATCACAGAATCATAATGGTACTGGTAGTCAAGCTAATTTTGCTATATCATTTCCGTTCTTACTAAATAGTGAAATTAAAGTTACTGTTGGTGGAACACTTAAAACACTAGGAACTCATTACAATATTGTTGGTTCAGAAGTTCAGTTTACGTCTGGCAACTTACCTGCTAGTGGCACAGCTAATGTTGTATTTACTAGAGATACAAATATAAGTACAAAGAGAGTTGACTTTGAAGATGGTAGTGTTCTTACAGAAGCAGACCTAGATAATAATGTAAACCAAGTTTTATTTGCTCAACAAGAAATTACAAATAAATTAAGTGGTATAGAAGAAGGAGCTACAGCAGATCAAACAGCAAGTGAGATTAAGACTCTTATAGCAAGTAGTCCTTTAGATAATAGTCATCTTGCAAATAATGCAGTTGGTACATCAGAAGTGGCAGATGATGCAATTACTGCTGCTAAATTAGCTAACTCTATAAATACTGAGATAGCAAACAATACAGCTAAAGTAACTAATGCCACCCATACAGGTGACGTTACAGGTAGTGGTGCTTTAACTATCGCACAAGATGCGGTCACTACTTCTAAGATTGCTGCTGACGCAATAGTTGGTGCAAAGATAGCTGACAATGCTATTAACTCTGAACATTACACAGATGGCAGTATAGATACAGAACACATAGCTGATGATGCAATTACTGCTGCTAAACTGGCAAACACTTCTGTAACTGCTGGTACATACAATACTGCGAACATCAGGTACAGCTAACGTAACAGATGGTCAGATAACAACAGCAAAATTAGCTGATGATGCGGTAACTACAGATAAGCTTGCAAACTCTATTGTTTCTGACATAACAGCCAACAATGCAAAGGTCACAAACGTAACAACAAACCTTACTACTACTACAGCTACTGGGTCAGTAACTGTAAATAGTAGTGATGGAACTAATGCAACGATAGGAGAAGCAACTAGCTCTGCTGCTGGTGTAATGTCAACAGCCCATCACGACAAGTTAGATGGTATTGAAGCTGGTGCTACTGGCGATCAAACAGACGCTGAAATAAAAACTGCTTATGAAAATAACTCTGATACTAATGCTTTTACAAATGCTGAAAAGGTTAAGTTAACAGGTATTGAAACAGGAGCTACAGCAGATCAAACTAGTGCAGAAATTAAAACTGCATACGAATTAAATAGTAATACTAACGCTTTTACTGATGCAGAACAGACTAAACTAGCTGGTATAGACACTGGAGCTAAAGATGACCAGACAGCAAGTGAAATAAAAACTCTTTTACAATCTGACAAGTTAACTGCTAGTGAGATAGCAACTGGTGCATTAGACGGTAGATATTATACAGAAACAGAATCTGACGCTAGATATTTCAATGTAAGTTCTGGTGACACCATAACAAGTGGTGATACTTTTGCAGATAACGATACAACGATTGCTACAACAAAAGCTATCAATGCTCGTATTTTAGATTTAGTAGATGACGTTGGTGGTTTTGTACCAATAGCAAATGAGACAAGCTTTCCTACAAGCAATCCAGATGCTGAA